TTATTGTGATACAACATGGGTCATTCATGGTGATAAGAATCCCAATCCCCCTTTCGGTACATATGCGATTTATGATGAAGCAGTAACAGCATGATATTAGATATACTTGGCTATGGCTTTATAGTATTAGTACTAGGCGTAGTCTTGTATATTTTTATTAGACTTCTCACCGGTGCATTAGATACACTTTCAAAACATGATGACTAAGCATTACTTAGCAGTTTGGGACTGTAACGGTCTTGAAAGCCTACATGATGTTGGCTATCATATGGATAGGTACAATCAATGGGAGAAGCAAAAGGTTGTTGCTATTCTTAAAGAAGAACGAATCCCGGCAAGGCCTACAGGTATACCATTACAAATGTTGATCCTTCGTGCTAGAGCAAATAGTCAACGTTCATATGAGATTTATGAATTCAATAGCACGTTAAAGTATAAAGAACTAACAGAAGCCTTTAATGATAATCCACAACCTATTGTAGAATGGATTAGAGAGAACGGTAAACAAGTTTATAGTGACTATGTTAAGCAAGAAAGAAAGTTGATTCTATGATGTATATTGGTACAAGCCTCGGTGGTTGCTTACTTAGTTTGATGGCAAATGAAGTGTCCGAAAATCAGGTTATGTTCATTGTTACACGTACAATGTGCCCTGACTACAATACTTTTATACAAGTGGTAGAGCAATATTATGCAGAAGGTAATCCTTATGCTCGTAATCCTGCACAATATGGTTTAAGTGATTATGACCTTACTAATGTAAAAGCTTTGGCAACTAGATTATATTATTCAGGTAGGATACACCAACCTAGAGTATTTGATGACCAGGGCCGCAGGGAAGGTCATAGTTATATATACGATCATTCTGCAAAATTAGGTAAAGGATTGTGGATGCAAGTTGTCCCTACTAATGATAATTCTACCCCGGCAGTAGTTGAAGCTTGGGAGAAGTATAAGATGTTAGATAATTTAACAAAATGATTGAATATCAGTTAGATCCTATTACTTGGTTTAGTGAGAGAGAATTACATTATACTCCCAAACACTTTGTAGTAACGTCACATCCGTGTACATCGGAATCTAAACAATGGGTACTAGATAAATTGAGTGGTAGATTTAGTGTTACATATCCTATTGTTAGTAGTAGTTTACTTGAATTAATGACACCTAGTTGTATTGCATTTGAAGATCCACAAGAAGCAGTTTTTTATGAACTTAAATGGTCATAAATGGGCATATGGAAATTTTGTAGAGAACAAATTTCTTATTAAATAACTATAAGCATATTACAAGGAGAACATAATATGAGTTTTACAAGACACGTAGGAAAACACGGGGACAGAAAAGTAGCTGTAGTATTCCGAGAAGTACCGGGCGAGCCTCATATGTGCTTAGTAACATATACGGAAACAATTAATAAAAATATCCATGATTCATTGATTAGATGTATTGAAAGTGACATTGGGCAAAATAGTGAAAATTTAGCTGATGCATTAAACCGTAGCTACACACAAGATGGTAGACCAATATTGCAAGTTTTACATTCTGAAAGTCAACTAAAGAAAGTTAACACAGAAATGATTTTAATGACACCTGCACCAAACACACGTATTAAGTTAAATGAACTTAATAAAATTTTAGATGAAATGAAATTAGGTGAAGATGCTGTTAAACGTATGGCTGAATTAGATCAAAGCCGTGGCATGCAAGATCCAGCTGATGTAGCACGTAGAATGCGTGGCCCACAAGGTAAACAACCTCCAGTTGTTGCCCCATCAGGTGATGCATTGGGTGATGCGTCATTAGCTAAACAACGTATTGAACAAGCACAAAAAATGGAACGTGAAGCTAAAGGCTTATTAGCTGAAGCACAACGTTTAACTTCAGAAGCACAAACACTAGATCCATCATTAGCTCCTAAACCAGCTAAAGCTAAAAAGGCAGCAGTTGTAGCTGAAGTAGCGACCCCTGCAAAGAAAAAAACTACAAAAAAAATAACTAATGTCGCCTGATTTTATCGATAAATGGGAACACATCCTTGAAGATGTGGAGAAGAACAAAATACCGGTAGAGTTTATTAAAAAATTAATTATTAAACTAACTGGTAAGAAGCAACAAACAATTAATATTAAAAGGTTACTTCAACAAGGTTTGGATCCAGATCAAGTAGAAGATGCTGTTAGTCGTAAGTTAAATGAGTTGGAAGATTCTATTGTAAGTGTAGAATTTGTTCTTAATGTACAAAGTATAGCAGATACTGTGCAACCAGAAACTGATAGACTATTAGGTAAACTTTAATTACTTCAAAAAGCCCTGATTAGTCGGGGCTTTTCTTATTAACATGATATAATAATTTATGAAACAATACTTAGAATTAATACAAGATATACTAGACAACGGGGAAATTAAAGATGATAGAACTGGTGTTGGCACAATTTCTTTATTTGCTAGACAGTTAAGATTTGATTTGCGTAGGGGCTTTCCCGCAGTCACTACTAAAAAACTTGCTTGGAAAGCTTGCGTCGGTGAGCTTCTCTGGTTTATTGAAGGATCTAGTGATGATCGTAGACTGGCAGAACTTACCCACGGTAGTAGTGAAGGAAAGACTACTATCTGGACCCCGAATGCAGAGGCACCGTATTGGAAACACAAAGCAAAATTTGAAGGTGATCTCGGTCGTGTCTATGGGGTACAATGGCGTCACTGGAATATGTACCGCACAGAAAAAGACATGGGCCCAGCACACAAAGGTGGTACCCGCCTCGCTGTTGATAAAACAGAAGTCGACCAATTGGCAAATCTCATTAAAGGATTAATTGAAGATCCTAATGGGCGCAGGCACATACTAAGTGCTTGGAACGTGAGCGAGTTAGACCAAATGGCATTGCCCCCTTGTCACGTTATGAGCCAATTCTATGTTAACAAAAATCGTGAACTATCTTGCCATATGTACCAAAGATCAGTGGATGTTTTTTTAGGACTCCCCTTCAATATTGCTAGTTATGCACTACTTACACATCTATTGGCACATCACTGTGATTTAAAAGTAGGGGAGCTTGTAATTAGTACAGGTGATACACATATCTATAAAGACCATATTGAACAAGTTAAAGAACAACTGTGTCGTGAACCTCATCCACTACCAACATTGATGTTGAATGCATCAAAGAATAGTATCTTTGATATGACAATGGAAGATATACATTTGGAGAACTATCAAAGTGATGGCCCTATCAAAGCAACAATGGCAGTCTAAAGACGAATTTACTAGACCCAAGTATCAGGTACAAGTATCTGATACAGGAGAAGAATCAGTATCTATTACTCAGGTAGTTCATACTATTAGAATGGGTGATGTTGAAGATCCTGATTTGTATGTAGCACAGCCTATATATGAATGGCAACAGACAGAAGAAGGTAAGTGGATAATGGAAAACTCTAATCCTACACCCAGTTGGCATCGTAACAATGACTTATACGATTATAGTTATGTATATCATATTAGAGCATATCTAACACACAAACAATTAACATTTTGGAAATTAAAATATGAGTAATATACTAGTTACAGGCGGATTAGGACTAATTGGACATAACGTAGTAAATAAACTACAAAAACAAGGACACAGTGTTGTAATTACAGATACTCGCACTACTTATGGTATCATCCCACAAGATGAAATTGATTATCTAATGACTGAACGACTAAAAAAGATTCAACCAGGACAAATTCACGCTGTAGATATTGTTAGTGATAGTATTGATTGGTTGTTTGGTAGATATAAGTTTGATATTGTAATACATATGGCAAGCTTTCCTAGACAAAAAGTTGTTAATGCTAATCCTAGACTAGGAGCACAAACAATGATGGAAGGACTATTGAACTTATGTGAAGCAAGTAAAAAACATAATGTAAAGAAGTTCATTTACATTAGTTCAAGCATGGTATACGGAGATTTTACTAATGATGTGACTGAGGACTATGACTGTAAACCACAAGGTCAATATGGAATTATGAAATTAGCAGGTGAATATCTTGTTAAAGACTACAGCCGTCGTAATTGTTTTAGTCACACTATTATACGTCCTAGTGCAGTATATGGTCCGTTAGATGTTGAAGATAGAGTTATTGCTAAGTTTATGCTCACAGCTATGCGAGGTGGTACACTAAATGTCAATGGTGTAAATGAAACACTTGATTTTACATATGTTGACGATGCCGCAGATGGTATTGTTGCAGCCGCACTAAGTGATAATACAGTAAACAAAACATACAACATTACAAAGAGCCATAGTCGCACATTGTTAGAAGCCGCACAATTAGCATTGAAGTTAGTAGGTGGAGGTACATTAGTAGTTAAAGATAAAGATGCTGATTTTCCTAGTCGAGGTGCATTGAACATTGATGCCGCTCGTAGAGACTTTGGATATGATCCTAAAATAGATGTAGAAGAAGGCTTTCAGAAATATTATGATTGGCTTAGTACATCAAGTTATTGGCAAGATAAAATAAAATGAACGAATTAGAAACCGCATTAAAAGCACACGATTGGACTCTAAATGGATATAAATCTAGAGTCAACATAGACAAGTTGATGAAAGAAAACATCGAACAATCAAAATTGTTATGGGAACAATATTGTCCATGGTCTGTTGCTAATGGCGGATATATAGCTTGGGCAAAAAATGCAAATTCCTCACTTTGGTCTAGTAAGACAGTACAGTAATTTAAGAGATGAGTTACTAGATGCCACAGACCGTGCCCTCAAAGACGGGAAGTTAGTAGGTGGACATTATACCCGTTCGTTTGAAGAATGGCTCAAACATCGTACTAAAACAAAATATGCTATAACAGTACATTCAGGTACACAAGCGTTAGAGATTATTGCCCGTTGGAAAAAGATTAAACATAGCGAGACTATGGAGGGTAATCCAACAATTCGCATCCCCAATCTAACTTATCCAGCTACATTAAATGCCTTTCTTACAGCCGGATGGGATATTGAATTAGCTGATACTGATAACACAGGAGTTATTAAACTTGAAACTGGCCGAGGTGGAATATATGATTGTGTAATGGGTTTTGCTGGACGTAAACCCTGGCCTAATGCTAGTTATTCAAATGCTTATGGAGTAATAGTTGACGGAGCACAACATTGGTTAGCATGTGAGGGTGATGTAGGTAGCGGAATGTCAATTAGTTTTGATCCTACAAAGAACTTACCTAGTTCGGGTAACGGTGGTGCTATTGTAACCAATGATGAAAAATTATACCTTTACGCATCAAGTTACAGAGATAACAACAAACCCTATTTCCATGATGCTGGATCTAATAGTAAGATGAGTGAACAAGATTGTGCTCAAATTCTTGTTAGAGTAAAATACATAGATGAGTGGCAAAAACGTAGAAGTGATATAGCAAAATACTGGTGTGATAAATTTAAAGAATTGCCAGTAACTTGTCTATCAGATACCAAAGATCCACACTCACATCAAAAATTTGTTATGTATCTTGCTGATAGAAATGATCTACATACTCATTTATTAGCTGAAGGAATTGATAGTAAAATTCATTATGAGTACGTACTGGGTGATTTACCGATTGGTAAAGATTTATCTAAGCCCGACTTGTTAAGCAATAGTGTATTATTATCTAGAGGTGTGTTAAGTTTGCCTATGTATCCAGAGTTAACCGATAGTGAGATAGATTATATTGTAAGTAGAGTTATAGAATTCTATAAATAGTTAATGAAAATATTCCCAATCAAAGTAGAAAAAGCAACAAAAGCAGACTATAAATTTATTGAATGGAAAATACATAATGTATGTAACCATAATTGTAGTTTCTGCGGTAATCAACATAAAGACGGAAGTCAACGTTGGTTTAGTTTAGAAAAATATAAAGAATACACTGATAAATTAATTGAAGCCTGCGGAGATATGCCATTTTGGATTCAAATTACAGGTGGTGAACCTACACTATATCCTGATCTTATTCCTTTATTAGCATATATGAAGTCTAAGGGAGCAATGATAAGTATGATATCAAATGGCTCACGAACTATTAGGTGGTGGAAAGAGTTACAAGAATTAAAAATAATAGATTATTTGTTTTTAACATACCATAGTGAACAAACAAATGATTATCATCATATTACAGAAGTTATGAATTTATTTCATGATGAAACCACCGAAGTAATATGTTTAATTACTCATGTATATAATACATTAGATAAAGCGTTTGAAGCACAAGAATATTTAATTGAAAATACCGGAGCAATTATAACACTTAAAGCAATGATGATAGGAAATCAAGATATATATTCAAAATATACAACCGAACAAATAACTAAATTAAAATCTGAAAATTGGTTACCCGGAAAAAATAGAGATACTAAAGCAAAATCTTTAATAGAACCTAAATATAAAATAAATCACACCTTAAAAATAACATATAATAACGACCTTTCTTTTAATATTGATCCTCAATTATTAATGAAACAACAAAAAAACAAATTTTTAGGTTGGGATTGTAACATAGGATCATTTACTATGAGAATTGACCATGATGTTCTATACCGCGGCGTATGCGAACAAGGTGAAAAACGTAGTATATATGATAATATATCATTTATTGACACTTACATACCTTGTAAAATTGAACAATGTTTTTGTGGTACAGATATGATAGCAACTAAAGTACTTCCTAAGAGTATGTATCCCCTGGCATAAATAAGGATACTATGTGGATACTATCAATACTACCCGACGCCGCAATACATATAATCTTTGGATTAGGTATTTTGGGCACAATAGCAGGATTCGTCCTAGGATTCATTCCTTTTGTCAAAACATATCAATTTGCTATACAAATATGTAGCATTATTGTACTTGTAATTGGTGTATATCTTGAGGGCGGATTAGCCGACTATAAAGAGTGGGAACTTAAAATTAAAGAAATGGAAGCTAAAGTAGCACAAGCTGAAGCTAAATCAGCTATTACTAATGTAGAGATCCAAGAAAAAGTTGTAGAAAAGACTAAGGTTATCCGTGAAAAGGGTCGTGATGTTATTAAGTACATTGATAAAGAAGTAGTCAAAAAAGAGGAAGTTATCAAGTATATTGAGAACTGCCCTGTCCCTAAAGAAATTATAGACCTACATAATCAAGCTACTGAGTTGAATAAGGCAGCTACAAAATGAAATATCTTTTAATCATTTTATTATTAGCCGGTTGCACAACCACTGTCCCAGTAAAACAAAAATTCCCTAATGCTACTCCTGAACTTATGAAGAAATGTGAAAGTCTTAAAAAGATTGAGGGCGATAAAGTAGCAATTACTGATATGCTAAAAGTCATTGTACATAACTATTCACTATACCACGAATGCTCAACTAAGGTAGATGGATGGCAAGATTGGTATAACGAACAGAAAAAGATATTTGACAACGTAAAATAATAGCATATTATGAAGTATTTGATATTATTGAGTGTATTGTTGGTCGGCTGTACTACCAACAAAGATTTTGAGTTATACCTAGAAGCACAGAAATCTATAAGCAGAGATGCTACAATGAGCGAAGCCGCACGTATTTCTGTATTGATTGATATGACCAAGAGTGCTGACAATCAAGTAAAAATGGAAGCAATCAGAGCATTACAAGAGATCCAGCGTAGTAAAACCCCTATAGTTATAGAAGCTCCAAAGAAGAATTGGTTCGGCTTTTGATAAATACTCTATAGGTCTAGGATTTTACATGACACAAGAATTTATTAATACGGGTGATTCGGCAAATAATGCCAATGTAGATCCATTAAGTACGGCTTTTGCTAATGTAGCTAATAATGTCTTTTCTTTACCGACCAGTGATTCTAACCTTCCTGCAGTAGTTGAAGTAATCAATCCTACAAGTCAAGCTACTAATACTAGCAATACTAATAACCTCAATATCGGTAATGTTTATATTACTAATAGATTTGACAGCAGGGCAAATAATCCAGTACTTATTAGACAAAAGCAAAGAGTCACTCCACCAGTTACACTTACTGCAATAGAAACAACTGATTCTACTCCGGCTCTTTCCATAAATTCAACTATATATGGTAGCCAAGAATATATTAACATTGGTGAAACACCTAATGATGGTAACGGTGATCCTTTAAGGGTTGCATTTGGTAAAATTAATAACAATTTTTCAAATTTATTTTTTACTACTACAACTACCAGTACAGCATATACGTCCGGAAATGCACAGAGTCAAGTTATATTAGAAGTCCCTATAACACAGTTCTATCAAGGTGAATTTCAAATTCGTTCAAGTGATTCAGGCACACCCGACATGCAAAACATCACACTTAGTGCAAGTATTACCAATAATCTTGCTGGCGTAAGATTTAGTGGACATTCTACATTATTTCAAGGTAATGCTATTTGTAGATATGATATGGATGTATCAGCCGGAAATGTTAGAATTTTAATAAATCCTTTACTAGATATAGGAATTGAACATTTTATATCAGCATTTGTAACTTATCCTGATCAAGTAGTAGTATCGGGTATTGAGATTGCATTAGACGGTTATGCTAATGGTTATCTAATGGGAACTGAAAACGAATTGATATTAACAACGGAATCAGAATGAGAGCAAAAGAATTTATAACTGAAACTACGTTGAGTAAAGTACACGATGGTCTTGATGTGGTATCTGTGACCCTTCCTAACACGTATATTATTCCAGAGTTAAAGAACAATGACTTCTATAATTTATATCGTTTTGGTGTAGCAATTGCCGCAGTAAGAGGTGAAAGTGGACACGATAATGTACAGTCTGGATTAGAGCCTAAGTTTAGGGCAGAAAGTAGTTGGGGAGAACATCAGGTTGTATCATCTCAGTTTGACAAAGAACTTGGTAAAACTATTGACCAAGCATTACAGAAAGTTGGAAAAGCCGGCAAAAAATCAGTAAGTTCATTCGGAAGCAATGAGATGGACGATACCTTAACTCAGTCACCGATTAGAGGATTCAAAGGATACAAAAGAAAATGAGAGCAAAAGAATTTGTATCCGAATCCAAGGTTGGTAAAATATCTAACCAACAGCAACAAGCTACCCGCGGGTTAAATGTTTTTTCAAAAAAAATAGACAGCTACGATAGAATATATGATTTGAATCGTTTAATGATGGCTGTAGCAAGTAGTGATGGAATAAACCCAATAGAAATGAATGCTGAAAGTTGGGTAGGTAAACACAACACCGCACATCCTTATACTGAAGAAGAACAAGATATGCTTATATTAGCATACAAGGCTGCCGGCCTAGAGTATAAAGACTTAAATAACGGTAATTTAGATAGTGAAGAATTAGTAAGTACAAATGTTCAAAGCATAGTTAAACCTTTTAAGGGTTATAAAAGAAAATAATTTAAGTCATGTCATTTAGAATAAGTAATTATATCAAATTACAGGATTATAAATGATTGATATCAATAACACGCTTGACTTAGTTAAACTAAAATTTTATAACGAATGGTTATATATAGCCCATATATATGAAGAAGGTGATAGTCAAATGCACAAAGATTTGACTAGAACGGTGGTTGAAAAATATATCGATCCACTAACAATACAAAAAAATGCAAAAATACTTGATTTAGGATGCGGCCCGGGCTACTTCTTAGATTTAATGAAAGAACGCGGATACACTGATCTTACCGGAGTAACACTAAGTCCAGGTGATATTAAAATATGTGAAGATAAGGGTCATAAAATTGCAAAATATGATTTCAGTTTCTTGCCACAAAAAGACGGCTATTATGATGAATCCATTGATTTTATTTTTCTACGACAAGCACTAGAACATAGTCCGTACCCTATCTTTACACTAATGGAATATAATCGTGTTCTTAAACAAGGTAGTAAAATTTATATAGAAGTACCTGCAGTTAATCAACCCCGTAAACATGAATGGAATAACAATCACTATAGTATTTTAGGCAATGAACAACTAGCCGCATTGTTAAATCGTACTGGATTTAGTGTTAACACATTTGATAATTTTCAATTTGAGTTAAATGTACCAATAGACGGTGTCGAAAGAGTAGATGCTAATGATCCTAGTACATATACTACTGTAATTGAAACTTATCTTTGTATTGTTGCTACTAAAGAACGACCGTTAGATATCAAATAACATTAAGCACTCTAAGGAGTGCTTTTTAATAACATTCCTAAATTACTCATATAAATACTTGTTATGAGTAACTCGCCTTCACTAGTAAAAAATCCCTATACTAAAACAGTTTTTAAAACTGATAAAGAACTACAGGATTTTATTAAATGCTGTGATCCAGATACAGGTTATCTATATTTTATGGATAACTTCTTTATGATACAACACCCTACTAAAGGTAGTATGGTATATCATCCATGGGGTTATCAGAAAAGATTGATCGAAACCTATCATAATTATAGATTTTCAATTAGCTTGATGCCACGTCAGTCTGGTAAATCAACCTCAGCCGCAGGATACTTACTCTGGTATGCTATGTTTGTTCCGGACAGTACAATTTTAGTTGCGGCACACAAGTATACAGGTGCTCAGGAGATTATGCAACGTATTCGTTATGCATATGAAAACTGTCCTGATTATATCAAAGCTGGCGTAACAACATACAACAAAGGCTCATTAGACTTTGAGAACGGATCTCGTATCGTTTCAGCTACTACAACTGAAAATACAGGTCGTGGTATGTCTATCACACTATTATACTTGGACGAGTTTGCGTTCGTTCGACCGAGTATCGCTAAAGAATTCTGGACAGCTATTACACCAACATTGTCAACAGGTGGTAAAGCTATTATCACAAGCACACCAAACAGTGATGAGGATCAATTTGCTTATATCTGGAAAGGTGCTAACAAGACTGAAGATGACTTTGGTAATACTACTGAATTAGGTGTTAATGGTTTTAGAGCGTATAGAGCATATTGGAATGAACAACCAGGTCGAGACCAAAAGTGGGCAGACGAAATAAAAGCACAGCTCGGAGATGATCGTTTTAACCGAGAGATTGGTTGTGAGTTCATTATTGCAGATGAGACATTGATTAATCCAAATACATTAATAGCTATGGAAGGAATAGAACCTGTAAGTCGCATAGGGCAAGTCAGGTGGTACGAAAAGCCAAAGAAGGGCAATATCTATTGTGTAGGATTAGATCCAAGTCTTGGTACAGGTGGTGACCCGTCTGCTATTCAAATCTTTGAAGCAAATACTACTACTCAAGTTGGCGAATGGAAACACAATAAAACTGATATCCCTAGTCAAATCAAACTAATAGCACAAATTAACAAATATATAGCAGAATGTACAAATGAACCTAACAACATCTATTATAGTATTGAATGTAATGGTATCGGGGAAGCCGCTATAATATCATTAAACGAATATGGGGAAAGTAATATCCCGGGTATCTTTATTAGTGAAGCAGGTAAAGGACGTAGAGGATTCAACACTACCAATAAAAGCAAATTAGCAAGTTGTGCTAAATTCAAAACACTAGTTGAAAGTAAAAGAATGACTGTAAATAGTCGTAGTCTTATAAGTGAATTAAAAGCATTTGTAGCACATGGTGGTAGTTATGCCGCTAAAATTGGGGATACTGATGATTTGATAATGGCTAGCCTATTAGTAACTAGAATGTTACAGCATTTAAGTGATTATCATGTTAATTTAGAGACACAGATTCGTGACCACGATGAATACTTGGCCCCTTTGCCCTTCTTTGCGGTCATAAGCTAAGACATAAAAGATAAATACAATATGGCTAAAAATCAAGAATCAATCAACCGCTCATTATTTGAACTATTACGTAGCAGAGGCTATGCTCCTACTCTATTAGATACTTCGGGTAAGGAAATTCCAGTACCTGAAGAAGCAGAAGTTTTTCAATTTAAGTTTAGTAAAGACGGAGAAGAATACGGTACTGTAACAGCATCAATTGATGGACTACATAAGTTAATAATCTACTTTGGTGATGATGTTGCTAATAGTGAAAAAGAAGATAACGGTGGTGATGATTCATGGTACAAACTATTGAATCATCTAAAGCGTTTTTCACAGCAACACCAATTGAGTTTTGAAGTTAAAAATAGAGACCATTTAAAATATGATATGGCAAAAAGGGAACATATGAAAAAGCAAGAAAAAATTTCAGAAGGCTATTATCCAATGGGTAAAAAGGCTAGTTATAATGACAATATTCCAACTGTTAAGATTGTTATTGAACATAGTCGTACAATTGAAGAAGGAGAACAACGTTATCGTAATGTAAACCGTATCTTCTTAGAGAATACACAAGGTGAAAGAATTCTTGCTCCTACAACTAAGCCAGGTGTTGCTCAGATATATGCCCGTCATTTAGCTGAAGGTGGTATGCCACACGATGATCGTTGGAATCATATTATTGGTCTATGTGAAGAATACAATAAGATGGGTGCTTTTGTTCGTGCTACACGTAACAACCAGTTCAATGAATCAGCACAACAATTAGTTAATGAAGGTATCAACCACTATCAAAGTTTAAAAGAATCATTAAGCAAGATGCGAGGTGCTCGTGGCTACAATGCGTACTTTGAATCATATACTCCACCATTAATGGAAGATGAAAGTGAAGAAAACAATTTGAATGAGTTGTTTGTACAAGAAACATTAGACCCACGTATTGAAAGTGTAATGCCAATACTAAACAAGCTACATAAGAAAGTAGCAGAGATGAAAGAAGTTAATGAGTTAAGTGAGTGGGCTGACAACTTAATTGATGAAGGTGCAGCCGTCGATGCATATATGGCAGGCAAGAGCCCGGCCCTTGCACACTTTGCTGACAAATTAGACAAAGAGGTTGATGAAGGTATATTAGATACTGTTAAAAAAGTTGGAAGTAAAGTATTTGACAAATTAGGTGGCGGCAGTGAAAAAGACCTAATTAAAAAATTACAAAAATCAGCCGGTGTAAAAGTTACTGGTAAAAAACCTGAATTTGATGTTAAAGCAAAAGAATTATCACGTGATAATCCTAGTGATCCAGCCGGCAACTTTATGAAGGGTGGAAAAGATTTGGGTATTTTCAAAGAAGAATTAGATGAAGCTAGAGTATTTGGTTATGATATCAAGCGAGTACCTGATTTAAAAGTATCGTATGATGATGCACAAGAACTTAAAAATCAATTAGGTGTGTTGGATAAAGTAATGAGGTATGCTACTCCAGATGACATGAGCCCAGAGATACGAAGCCAAGTAAGAGATATATATTTTAAAATTACTAAAATATTACAACGAAACGGTTTGCAAGAATCAGATTTAATGAGTATAGATGAAGGAATGGTTGACAAAGTTAAAGATGCTGTTAAAACAGGTGCCAAAGCACTTGACAGATTTGTTACCGGTGGAGACAAAGAAGATTTACTAAAAGACTTAAAAAAGAAGGCAGATGTTCGTAATCCAGAAAATGGTAAACCAAGCATGGCATACAGCGATGTTGAGAAGCGTACTGATGAAGTTGACATGGGTCAAGCTGACAGTTCATTGAGAAATAATCCAAAACAAAACAATGACAAAATGGATCACTTTACTGCGTTAGATAAAGCATCAAAGAAAATGGGACACAACCATTTTATGGATGTACCTGATGACAAACTTGAAGCACTTAGAGCAATGGTTAAGAGATTTAGAGCCGGCGAAGAAATTGACGAAAGCGCACTACTAGCATCTTTTGGGTACGATAAGTATGGTCCCGGCATGAAAGAATTACAAGACGCTGGTCGCAGAGATGCTAGCGAAAAAGAAATGCAAAACATTCGTGCTAAACACAGCAGTAAAGAAAAACCTGTAACAGAAGGCCAAGAAGAACTTGATTTTATTAAACGTTTAGTACGCAAATAATTAATAGAAAAATAATATGTTTAAAGAAAATTATACTAAACCTAAAGTAATGATTACTGAAACCCGCACATATAAGTTGTGGGAAAGTGCTGGTCGTAAAATAGTTGAAGCACAATTAACTCCAGATCAAATACAACAAATCTTTCAATATGCACAAAACATTGAAACGGCCGGGGGTACTAATCGTACAATGATTGGTAAAGGCAAAGATGCCGCATCTGCCGTAGGTCAAGCTTGGGAAAACTTAAAAACTAAAGCACAAACTTCTAAACCCATCGATGGATTTGAGAAAAAATATGATGCTGTAGCACAACGATTAAAACAAGCAACCGGCGGTGATCAAGGTGCAATGAAGTATGTACAGAAATACCGTGACTTTGCTAAGAAACATCCTATAGCACAAGGTGTAGTTTATGCCGCACTTATTGCCGCTATCGGTTTAAGTGGTGCAGGCTTAGGGGGTGCGGCAGCATTAGGCTTATTTAAAATGACAGATAAGTTATTGCAAGGTGAGAAATTCACTAGTGCCGCTTATAGTGGTGTTAAGACTGGTGCATTGGCATATGGTGCAAGTCAACTTGTTCAATATTTTCAAAAACCCAATGTTCCTCTACCTGACAATATTGACAGTATTAAATTACCCAGTGGTACTGATTATATAGTTAAACAAGGTGATACATTAAGTCAAATTGCTGAAAAGTACGGGGTTAGTGTTGAAGAATTAATGAAAGCTAATAATGGTGCAACAACTGTAACTCCTACTGGTCAATCTATGACATGGGACGATCCTAATGCATTATCTAATGTTAATGCAATGGGTGATGCAACACCTTCCGGTACTGGGGTACAACAAGATTATGATGTAAAGACAGCACCCAAAGTTTCTAATCCAGATAGAATAAATGTTGGTCAAAAATTAAATATACCAGGTGCAACTGGTTCAAGTCCATATCAAGGTGGTGTAGGAACTGCGGGTGACACATGGAACAAGATTGGTGCAGGTAAATATCCGTACGACCAGATATCAGCTAATCAGGCTGCTAAATATGGGATTGATACCGGTGGATTAGGTGATGCTAGTAAAGCCGGAGGTAAGATGGCATCTAATGCGGCAGGTCTAAGCCAAGCTGACATTAACCAGATGCGTAATCAGAATCTATTTAAAATGCAAGATCAGGCTGATGCCGCTTACTATGCAGATAAACCTGACGATGTTGGAATAAATCCACGTAACAATGATGCAGTGGGCACCGGAATGCCCGGGTCAGCAAAACCCCAAGGAGTAAGTTATAATCCTGATTATTTAAATAAAGTAATCAACGGTGAGATTACTCGTCCTAAGATTAGTGCAGAACAAGCAAAAGCCGCATTAGATTGGCAAGCTCAGAATGGTGGACAAGTTAATACTAACACACCTAGTGTAATGAACGGTGATGGTCCTGGGGGATTTAGTAAAGAATACCTAGAAAAAGCGGCAGATCCTAACCGCACTGGTAGATACATGATTAGTCCTGAAAAAGCACAGGAATTGTTAAACCAAACAACTACTCCGGCTTCTAACACGGTATCAGGTTTAACACCTGAACAAAGGGCAAATCCTGCATTCCAAGAAGCATATCAAAAAGTAATACAACAGTACGCTGATCAACCAATTCAACGTGGAGTACGTCAAGAAGCGATAGCGGCAGGCAAAAAGGCGCTGGCGGCACTTGCTAATGCACCAGTAAATGAAAGTATACAATTATCCGAATCACAAATCTTTTTATTAATAGGTAAAATTGTTGAAAGACAAAGACGTATTGATGAAGGTATTATGGATACACTCAAAGGTGCGGCAGGTAAAACAGCAGATTGGGCTAGAACAAAGGGTCAAAATCTAACAACTAAAATTACTGCTGATAAGTTATTACAAGCATGGAAAAAAGCTGATAGTCCTACAGATAGTGATGCAGTTGCTAAAGTTATGATTGGTGCCGGTGTGCCACAAGAGACTGTTACTAATCTAATGAAGAACTTTGTACAAGGTCCTTCAGCTGGAACAAATACAAATGTTTGGCAAGGCGCAGATAGAAGCATACCCGCTATTCAAAGAAAACAACAGGGACAATCATTTGCCGCTACACCTAACGCTTCAGGTCAAACACCCACTCCTCAAGGTCAAACACCCACTCCTCAAGGTCAGACTCCCGCACCTGCCCCGCAAGGTCAAACTCAAGAACCTACACAAGATAATTTGCCTTTGAGATATTATGGTGCCGGCAATAAGTCTCCGACTGATTTTTGGGGTAGGAAGAGACCAGTTCAACCAACTATGCAGTCTCAGCAACGACAAGCAGCCTTAGATGCAGCCAATGCGGCAACAACACCAACAACACCAACAACACCAACAACACCAACGCCAACAACGCCCGCTCCACAAGGATCTACCTACGATCCTAGTAAGGCCGCTGCAAATAGATTAGCTAAAGGTCAAGCCGCTCAACAACAAGCACTAAAACAAATGGCTGCTACAAAGCAAGCAAATTCTCCGGTATCTCAACAATATTCAGCTATTAAAGCTGCCGCGGCTGCCGCATTAGCTAAACCGGGATTTCAACGAACAGCCGCAGATAACCTTGCTATTAAGCAGGCAGCGGCTAATAATATTATACAAATGCCAAAAAATACTGCAACAACTCCAACTACCAAAGTAGCAGAAGGTGAATTTGCGGGACACTATGCTACAGGTGTAGCAGGTCAATGGCGCAACAAAGGTCCTAAAGCAAACAAACCGGCAACGATTGGGGATCTAGTTGGTGAGAGTGAAGAAACTACCGCTAATAATAAAGAAGATAGATTTTCAAAATTTATGGACAAGAAATACAAAAAAGGTGAAGAAGTAGGCAGAGTAAGTAACCCTCCTATTAAAGGTACACCAAACACAGCTAAGACTGGATATTATCCTACTCCTAAACCCCCTGTTAAGAAATTAGATACACCTTTAGCTAATGAAGCAGTAGCTGAAGGATCAGAGGATTTGGCAAGAATTCTTCATATCGCTGGCCTTACTAAATAAGATTTGGATATAATTACATGAAAATTTCGTCATTATTACGTGAAGCTGAAACCCCTAATCAAGGCACTGTTACCCAGTTGCCTGTTGATAAGGATTTAATATATAGAGCTAAGAATAAATATCCTGGCTATTCTTCAGAACAGGCAATGATATTATTAATTTCGGATGAAATGAAAAATCAGGAAAAAACTGATTCGGTTCAAAACAAATTAATTGACACACAAAAACGTGAAAATGAACGCTTAAGAGGTGCAGTAGATTCATTGGGTCAAGAACTACAAGATTTTGAACAACAATCACAAGAAACAGACCGCGAAGTTGAAAGATTAAAACAATTAAGTAGCACACTAACTACTGGTGGAACAGATACTAAACGTAAGGCAAAAGTAAGTGCAGATGATTTGGAAAAACTTCAACAAGATTTAGAAACATTAAAAACTAAACCTGGCATGGATCCAAAAAAGTTTCAGAATATAGAATTACAAATTAAACAAATTGCCAACAATCCTTCGGTTGATGACAAAGATTTAGCAAAAGTAAATTCTTTAGTAATAACATTAAACAATCAAAAAAATGTTGGTGATGAATTATATAAAAGACTTGAAGACCAATTAGCTACCACACAACAAGAATTAGATAAAAAAGAAGGCAGATTTTCAAAATATATTGAAAAGAAAAAAGGCGAGATAGGTAATATTCAACAACAACATGCCGGAGAAATAAAAAAGTATTCCGATATAGTTAAAGGTTATCAAAAAGATATTGAAAAATTTAACACACAGGTACAACAGCTAAACAAAGATAGAGAATTTATCGATAATGAAAAACGAATTATAGTAGATTTAAGAGGTGAGGTTCAACAAAGTGCTGAAACCATTCAACAAAGTGCTGATAGAATTAACACTGAGGCACAAGAGGCGGAAAAACTGATAAGGGCAATTAAATACCTATATACTAAAAATATTAAAGATGTAGATGATACAGAGAAAAATATAACACCTCCTGATCAGGAACAACTAGTTCCAGAACCAGTAACCCCGGCAGAAGAACCAAAAAATAATGTTAGAAAATTTCCAACTCAATCCGAATTAGCAAGTTTATACGCTGATAGAGATGGTAAAGGTGGTGTTGTTAATTATAAAGTTAAAGATGATGACGGTGAAGAATTAGGGCCTGGTTATGATTCTCAAGGTAAACCTATAAAAACAGGTACAAATGAAAGTTTAGTGGAATATGAAAATCAACTACTAAAAATATACAAAAACTGGGGAGATCCTCAATTTAATAAATGGATGAAGGATAATTTACCTATGTTAATTACCCTGTTTAAAAATAAATTTAGAGAAGAATTATCAAGAAAAGATACTAAGTACAG